GCATGGCGACCGCCCAGGCCTACTACAAGGCCAAGGCGTACAAGGAGCTGCAGCGCGACATCGAGGCCGCTGTGCTGTCCAAGAACCCGGCCGTTGCTGGTTCTGGCGCCGCTGCTTCGAAGACCGGTGGTCTGGGTGTGCTGATCTATACCAACGCCCTGCACGGCGCTGGTGGCTCGACCGCGGCCCATACCTCCGGCGCCCCCACGACGGCGCCCACGGCAGGCACGGCGCGTGCGTTCACCGAGGCGCTGCTGAAGACCGCGGTGCAGAACACCTACACCAACAGCGGCAAGGTGCCCCCGATGGTGGTTCTGTCGCCGAGCCACAAGGTGACGTTCTCCGGCTTCACCGGCATCGCCCAGAACCGCAAGGAGGTCAAGGACAAGAAGCAGGCCAACATCGTTGGTGGTGCCGATGTCTACGTGTCCGACTTCGGCAACATGGAGATCGTGCCGCACTACATCATGGCCGGCGCCGACACGGTGTATGGCCTGAATCCAGAGTACGGGGATGTGGTGTACCTGCGCGGCTTCCGCAGCAACGAGTTGGGCCGTACCGGCGACTCCGAGAAGGAGCAAGTGCTGGTGGATGCCACCGTGCGCCTGTTGTCCGAGAACACGCAGTTCAAGATCGCCGACCTGTCGTGATCCAAGGGGGCTTCGGCCCCCTTTCCTTTTTCTGGCATCGCTGCGAAGCGACCTGGGGGCGAAATGGCCTATTCCGAGAACGTCACGATTGACGAAGGCGTGAACCGCCAAGGCGTGCGCACCAAGCTGCACTTTGAAGGCGAGTCGCTGATCGTGCAGAAGACATACGACGCGCAGCCGTTCCTTGAGCACGCCGCCGAGATGCGTGCGGCCACGCGGGGCGAGCGCTGGGGCGACATGCGCAAGATCGCCACGATCCCGCCCGCCGAGTACGCGCGGTTCTTGATGATCAAGGACAACAAGGACCGACAGAAGGCCATCATGGCTTGGCTGCGGGCCAACCCCGCCCTGATCGCTTTCGAGCGCGCACTGCTGTGATCACCGACTACGCATCCCTGCAGGTCGAAGCGGCCACGGACGCGCAGCGGCGCGACCTGGCTTCCGCGATGCCGGGCCTGATCCAGCGCGCCGAGGCCAACATCTTCCGCGAGCTGGCCCTGTACGGCCTGGCTGCAGAGGCGACCGGCACGTCCGTTGGCGGCCAGATCACCGCGCCGACCGACATGGACGGGATCGAGTCCCTGACGCTGATCACGAACGGCTACGCGCGCTCGCTGGACTACATCCCGACGCAGGACGGCCAGCAGCAGATCGGCGGCGGCCTGCCCCGTTGGTACGGCCTTGATGGCGGCGTGATCACGATGTACCCCGCGCCGGCTGAGAACTACGCCTATTCCCTGTTGTACACGCCTAAGCTGGTGCCGTTGAGCGACGCCGCGCCCACCAACTGGGTTCTCCTCAACGCGCCCGACGTGTACCTGCACGCCACTGTCATTCAGATCGGCATCCGCACCCAGGATGACGCGCTGATCACCCGTCACGGCCAGTTCTACAGCAACGCCATCCAGGCCCTGCGCAACAAAGACGCTCGCCAGCGCCTCGCGCGACGCGGCAGCCTGCAGATCCGCCCCCGGAGCGCCTACTGATGCTGTTCAAGCTGTCCCCGTTCACTGGCGTCAACAAAGACCTGTCTGCGGTCGAGTTGCCGGCCTCTGCAGTGACGGATTCGGCCAACGTCCGATTTCGCAAGGGGATGGCCGAGCTTTTCCCGGCCAAGAGCGCGGCCTACGGGACCGCTCCGCTGGCGCCTGTCGGCGTGTTGCCCGTGCATGTCGGGACCACGCGCTACTGGCTCGTCATGGGCACGGCAAAGGCCTACTGCGTGACCGGCGCCCCCGCGGTGTGGACCAACATCACCCGCCAGACGAGCGGGTCCGATATGGACTACGCGGCCGACCTGGCCACGGGCTGGAACGGCGGCGTACTGAACGGCGTGCCCATCGTGAACAACGGCTTCGACGTGCCGCAAATGTGGGCTCCTGCGGCCCCTGGCACGAAGCTGCAGGCACTGTCGGCTTGGCCGGCCACGGTGCGCTGCCGCGTGCTGCGCCCGTTCGGCAACTTCATGTTCGCATTCGACGTGACCAAGAGCGGGACGCGCTACCCGCACCGCGTGAAGTGGTCGCACCCAGCAGACCCCGGCACGGTTCCTGTCAGCTGGGACGAAACCGACCCGACGAAGGATGCCGGGGAGTTCGACCTGTCGGGCTCGGGGCACATCATCGACGCGCTACCCCTGCGGCAATCGCTGATCATCTACACCGAGAACTCCACATGGATTGCCAACTTGGTCGGCGGTCAGTTCGTGTTCTCGTTCCAGCAGATCTTTGCAGCCTCCGGCATCCTCTCGCAGGACTGCGTTGTGGAGGTGGACGGCTCGCACATCGTCATGACCGCCACGGATGTCGTGCGGCACGACGGCAGTTCGATTCGCTCGGTCCTTGAGGATTCGATGCGCGAATGGCTGTTCGAGAGTATCGAGCCGACCATGCTGGACAGGTGCTTTGTCGCCAAGGTTCCGTACTCCAAAGAGGTCTGGATCTGCTTCCCAGAGATTGGGCAGACGCTGTGCACGAAAGCGGTCGTCTACAACTACAAGGATGGGACGTGCGCCATCCGCGAGCTTCCCGGCGTCTCGGCATCCATGCCGGGCTTGGTGGAGCAGTCCATTGAGGGTACGTTCGATGACAAAACGCTGCCCTTTGAAAGCTATCTGACGGCTTTCGACCAAAGCGAGTACGGCTCGCAGATCGAACGCGCCTTGTTTTGTGCGCCTGGTGTCTCGCAGCTGATCCTGATGGACAGCGTGCCGGCTTCGCCCAGCGACATCGTGAGCGGGTACATGGAGCGCACGGGGCTGTCTTTTGACGCCCCGAACCAAGTCAAGACCGTGGCACGCGCCAGGCCAAGGATCAAAGCGCCGACTGGGACTGTCCTCACATTCCGCCTGGGCGGCCAAATGGACCCGTATGGCCCGGTGCAGTGGAGCGATCCGCAGAGCTTCACCGTGGGTACGGACAGCAGCGTGGATTTATTCGCCAGCGGCCGGTATCTGGCCTACCGCGTCGAGTCCTCCACTGCCTACGGCTGGCGGCTGGAAGGCCTGGACTTCGAGTTTCAACCGAGAGGGGGCTGGTAATGGCCTACCGCTTCACCATGCCGCCCCAGGACGTGGCGAGCCTGCCGGCGTACCTCGCGCGGGAGTTCGGGGCCGTTGCAAGCGGCTTCAACGACGCAGCCGACAGCGTGCAGCTGAACCCTTTAGGGGCTGCGCCAAAGAAGCCGCGCATGGGGCTGATCGTCTGCGCAGATGGCACAAGCTGGGATCCCGGCGCTGGCGCCGGCATCTACTGGTACACCGGGTCTGCCTGGTCGAAGCTATGACCGCAATCGTTGAACAACCCGCCATGCGCGAGAAGCTGGCGGGGCTTGAGCGCGCCATCGTGGAGTGCCTGCCGCAGGTGGAGCTCAGGGTGGTGCACCACTTCTCCAAGGGGCTGTACGCACGCGAGCTTCACATCCCCGCGGGGACCGTGCTGACGGGGCACATCCACAAGACGCAGAACCTCAACGTCATGTCCAAGGGCGACATGACTGTGCTGACCGAGGCCGGACCCGTCCGCGTGCAGGCGCCTTTCACCATCGTCTCGCCGCCAGGCACCAAGCGGGCCGCCTACGCCCACACGGACACCGTGTGGACCACGATCCACCCAACCGAGTTGACGGACGTGGACGAGATCGAGAAGGCATTCATCGTCAAGACCTTTGATGAGTACCAGCTGTTTGTCGAAAAGAACCTGAGCATTGAAAGGAGCGAACCATGTCCTGGGGAGCAGTAGCAGGAGCCGCAGTCGGCGTCGTCGGCGGGGCGCTGAGCGGCGGTGGCAAGAGCGGTTCGCAGAGCACCACTCAAGAGGTGGACCCGCGGCTCGCAAAGTACCTCTATGGGGAGGACGGCGAGGGCGGCTTGCTGGCCGATGTGTCGAAGTGGTATCAGGCCAACAAGTCCGGTCTCAACGACCAGATGGCGCAGGGCCTGAACACGCAGTGGAACGTCTACAACGACCCGCGCACGTTGGGCGGGTATCAGCAGATGTCCAACCTGGGTTCTGGGCTCATGTCCACGCCCGTGGTGGGAAATCCATTCGCTGACGGCCGGCTGTCGCTGGGCGGAGGTGCTGCAAGCGCGCCCAACCTGGGCATGGGCGGCAGCCAACCGCAGGCGCCTCAGAGGGCTCCGATCAGTTACGGCATGCCTGCGAGCGCACAGCAGGCGATGCCGGCCGCGCCTGGCCCGTTCACCTCGGCTCAGCCGGCGTACCAGACTGCGGCGCCCGCGCCCGCTCCGGTGCAGTCGTCCGGCTGGGAAGACCTGTTCAACCCGAACAAGCAGCCCGTCTTGAGTTGGGACAAGGACAAGAAGCCTTTCGAAATTGGCACCAACTGGGCCTGGAACGGCAGCATGTGGGCGCCCCAACGCCTGGAACAAGGAGGCCCGTGATCATGGCAGTCAACCCCTACATCCAGCAGCAGGCCGATGCGATCCAGGCGGCCAGCAACCAGAACCTGGCGCAGAACGTCATGCCCGGCATCCGTTCCGGCGCACTAGGTGCGGGCCAGTACGGCAGCAGTCGCCAGGGCATCGCCGAAGGTGTCGCTGCCGGCAATGCCCAGACCGGCGTGGCTGGCGCGCAGGCGCAGCTGTACGGCAATGCCTACGCGCAGGACCAGAACAATCAGCTCCAGCAGCAGTCCATCAACAACCAGTTCAGCCTTGGCATGGGCAACCTGGGGCTGGGCTTCTTCAATGCCGGCAACAACTACAACCTGGGCATGGGCCAGTTGGGCAACCAAGCCACGGCGCAGAACCAAAACTTCTACACCCAGCAGCGCGGCCAAGATTTGCAGCAGTTGGGCCTCGGCGCCTCGCTGTACGGTCAGGGCATCACTGGGCAAGTGGGCGTGGGGCAGGGTCAGTACACGACGGGGCAGACGGGCTACCAGGCCCCTCTAACGAGCCTGCAGCAGTACAGCAACCTCCTGTCTCCCTTCTCTGGACTGGGCGGCACACAGGTAACCACCGGCAACACCAGCGGCGGCGGTCTGAACAGCGCAATCGGTGGCGCCCTGGCGGGCGGGCAGATCGGCAAGAACCTGGGCCTAGGCTCGGGCACATCCAGTAGCGGATGGTCAATGCCGTCCAACACGCTGGACTTCAGCGGCGCCAGTGGCTTCAGCTTCACCTAGGACGGACCATGAGCCTTCTCGACTTCTTCGGCAACGGGTTCGATGACCCGCGCTCTGGCCAGATCCTGGGCCTTGCGCAAGGTCTGCTGTCTGCGCCTGGTGGCCGCGGTCTTGCTGCTGGCATTGAGGGCATGCAGCGCGCCCGCCAAAACGATCTTCGCTCGCAGTTGGCGCAGTTGGAGCTCCGCGGAGCGCAGCGGCAGGATCAGCAGCAACAGCGCGCAATGGCTCTGGATGACGCGATGCGCGAAGCTGCCAAGGCATCTTTCCGGACCCCTGAGCAGGCAACTGCCATGAGCATGGGCCCAACACAGGACGGCGGATCGGTGCCACAGGTACAGCCTGGCTTCGATGCTGCGGGCTACGTCAACCGCTTGTACGGCCTGGACCCGATGAAGGCCATTGCGGTGCAGCAGTCGCTGGCGAAAGACTCGCAGTTCAACAAGATCGACCCCAAGGACTTCACGCCGTCGTCCCTAGCGAAGTTCGCCCAGACGCGCAACTACGGCGATCTCGTGCGGCAGGACAAGCTGGAATTCAAGGACACGGGCGGCAAGATCGCGGCGCTGAATCCATTCACTGGGCAGCAGGTCACAGAAGTTGGCAAGACCGGCAACCCGTTCGATGACCTCGTGCTGTCCAACGGCGCGGGCGGGTTCGTCCCGAATCAGCCGCTCTTGGACGCCCGCAAGGCCATCGCCAAGAGCGGCGCCGCCAACACCTCGGTGCGCATCGAAAACAAAATGGGTGAGGGCATCGCGGCCCAGGTCGGCCCGATGTTGAGGGAGTCGGCTGGCGTGGCCGAAGGCGCGGTGAAGCAGATCGACGCCGCCGACCGCATCATGCGGGCCCTGGACTCCAACAAGATGTATGCCGGCACCGGCGCGACCATCGGCCTTACCGCCGCGCAAGTCGCGGACAGCCTCGGCATCGCAGGCAAGAACACCCAAGAGAAGATCGCCAACACCCGCAATGTGATTCAGGGCCTTTCGCAGCTCACGCTGCAGGGCCGCCAGCAGATGCGCGGCCAGGGCGCTATTACCGAGAGCGAAAGCAAGCTCGCCGAGCGTGCGGTGTCTGGCGACATCAGCTTGACACCCGCAGAGCTGCGGATCCTGGCCGGGGCCGCAAAGCGCTCGGCTACGTACATGCAATCAGAGCACCAGCGCAAGCTGGACGTGGTGCGCAAGAACCCGGACTTGGCCGGCATGGCGCCGTACTTCGATGTTGCGCCAGTGCCGGCAGAACCCCAGCGCGGCGGCAACGTCGTGGACTTCGGGAGCTTGAAGTAAATGGACGTTCGCCTGCCTGACGGCACCATCATCCAGAACGTGCCGGACGGCACCACGAGGGCGCAACTGGTCGAGCGCCTGCAGCGCAATGGCATGGCCGTGCCTGGCGACTGGCTGGGCACGCCGGCTGCAGCTCCGGAGCCATCGGGCGTGCAGTCGGCGGGCCGCTTCTTGAACGACATCCCCCGCCAGGTGGGGCTCACAGCACGTTACGGCGTGGAAGGACTGGCAAACGCCGCGCAGATCGTGACCGAGCCCCTGCGCTACCTGACCGACCGCGCAACCGGGCTGACGGGGCGCACGAAGCCGCTCGGTGCGATGGCCTCGGATCTTGCCGACTCCATCGGCCTGCCGAAGCCCCGCGATGCGACGGAGCGCGTCGTCGGCGATGCGGCCCGACTGGTGGCCGGCGCTGGTGGCACCACCGGAGTCGCACGCCTTGGCGGTCAAATGCTCGCGCCACTCGCGGCCAACATGCCCGCACAACTCGGGTCGGCAGCAGGCGCCGGCCTAGCCTCTGGCGCCTCCCGTGAGGCGGGCGGCGATGAGCTGTCGCAAGCGGGCGCAGGCGTGATCGGCGGTGTTATCGGCGGCCTGGTTCCGGGTGGAGCAATGCTCGCCGGCCGGGCGGTTGAAAACGCAGTCAACGACCGCATCCCGTCGCTGTCACGCGCACGAGATATGCGC